GCCAGTAAGAGCACCTAAGATAGGGTCTCCAAGACCTACGAGAGTAGGTAGATAATCCATTATAGCCAGAGCCTTATCTAAAGTTTCCTGGGTTATATTAGAACCACCATCATTATTTAATTTAGAGGCTGCGCTAGCTATGAGACTATTAGCAGGAGGAATATTCATATCCTTGGTAAGATTATCTATCATATCTTCTATCTGTTCCAAGGTATTTTCCATATCTTTGACGTGGTCGGTAAGTCCTTTAAGTTCCTGTTCCTCGGTTTTATCTATGAGGCTCTCATCCTGAGAACTTGTAGATATGGCGGAGACTTCTGTGTGTTTTAGGGGAAATTGAATCTTACCAAGAATACCCAGTTGACTTAAAATCTCTTTAGGTATCTCGTGACCAAGAAATTGTTCAAGGTTCTCATTACTCATCTAACTAAAATCTTTTCTTTGGAACAAAAACACCAGACCTTATACCTATCTTAGGCATAGTCATGTGTATAGGTTTTGGAGGTTTTAGGATTTCTTCTTCCTCAGGGTCTCTAATATTAAATCTATTCTTGACCATCTTATAGGAAGGTTCTTCATTTCGATGTGGATAGTCTTGTAACCTTGGATCTCTAAGACTAAAGGGTGAAAAAGGAATTCTTTTTCTTAATAACTCTCCATACTGGATTTGAAAACCATAGATGGCTAAATTAAAGGCATCCAGTATATGGTCTTCTCCCTTATAAGAAAATTCCCCTCTGGAAGTCATATTCTTTACCTCATAACCTCTCATCTGACCTACCAGACGAGTCTTATAATCTTCTTCTTTAGGTAGTAATATATTTCCTTCTTCTATACATAATACTGAGAAGTTAACCATCATAGATTTATTACGTTTAGAGACCTTTTCTCGAAGGATTGGGTCCCAGTGGTCTACCACCATTCCCTGGTCTATTACATGAAGTTTTTTATCCATGTCGAGTTCGGGATGTTGTTTTCCATAGAGAGTAAGTTCTTCGACATTAGTATCTCCTGCTCCATAGTCTACATAGATGTGGTCAATCTTCGAGTTACTTAATAGTCTTATTATTTCCTGACGAGTGAGTCGTTGTGTGGCATCCTGACTTTTAATACCTTTCCGATAGAATATTCTAAATTTCTGGGTAAAATCTATAGTAATATCTTTCTTAGACTCATCATTAAAGTAATTAACTATAGTAGGAACAAGACAATACTCTACGACTACTACCTGACCACCATTGGCAAAAGTGTTCCAGTCTACTCCCATTACATATAGATTGGCAGGATTTGACTCCCATCCAGGGTCGAATATTTCTGGGTTTGTTAAATCTATGTTCCGACCATATTGGACTAAAGTTTTATCAATAAAAATTTGTTTATAGACTCCACCAAACTCTTCACCAAATTCTCCACCATATTCTCGTTGATAAACATCAGACTGAGTAACACTTTTTACCTGAAATTCGGTAGATTCAGTGACTGGAATATTTTGTGCCTTTGCTTGTTCCTCAGACATCCATCCTGCGTTATCGGGATGCCAGGAAGGGATATGAAGATGATACCAACCAAGGTCTTTTGCTTTTGAACACCACTCAAAAAACATACCAGCTCTATCACCACTAGGAGTAGAACTGACTCTTATTATTGTATTATGATGATTTGTCCAGATTGGTAATATTACAGCCTCTATAATATCTCTGGGTATATAATCCATCTCATCCATATAGACCAGGTCGGCGCTAATACCTCTTAAAGAAATACCTCTATTCGAGGAACTAATTCCAATGGTATAACCATTAATGACCGAACCATTATCAAATTCGATGAGATGGTCGTCGCTGGACCTGATTTTTGTAATCTGTTGTTTAAGGACATCACTATTACCTATTAATTGTTCGTAGGTAGTCCAAAGTTCTTTAATATGGGATTCATAAGGACACGCTACCATTATTCTCATTGGTTTTTGTTTATTAACATTAGTCTCGATTTTTCGGATAGTTGGATAAGTCGAAGCCCACCAGAGAGTATCAGCACACATCGTGACAGACTTACCACTATTATGAACTACCATTCCATTAACAGTAAAATTATGATATTTTTCTACAGTTATATCATAAGTTTCTAAATCATTTATATATTCTATTGATTTAATAACGGATTTATAATAAAAAACAGATCCTTTTCGATATTGTCTTCTACTTCTTTTTTTTAGTTCCTTTAATCCTTCTAAACATTGCTGTTCTTTTCCATATATTGGTCCAACAAAAGAAAGAAAAGACTCAACACTATCTACATCGCTAAAATATAAACGATAATTAGTACAAAGTTTATCTGAATGTGGAGATTTTCTAACTTCTTTTTTTATTTTGGCTCTTACTCCAATTTTATATAAAATTGAACGAATTTTTATTAAAAAATCTAAATAATGTGATGTTAAACTAACATCAACATTTTTACCATTCTTAATTCTATCTTTTCGAATACTCAAGGAAACACAACCATCACCAGCCCAGACTCTATTCAAAAATAATGCCAAAGATTCTTTATCATATTGAGATATTCTTGCAATTATTCCATCATACTTGGCTTTTGTCCCCAATATATCAAAGGGACGAAAATAATCTTTTACTTTATTAGTTGTGCATTTATTACTATCGGTAAGATGAATATCATAACAATTGGATTCTTGCCTTTTTTTTATCACACAGTCATAATCAAAAAGAGTTTTTGTTAAATTTCTAACTTCATCAATATATAATCTATTTTTTGCGGTAAATTTTGGAGTCTGATCTTCAACAAGATGACCGTCGGTAATTAAATACCCAAGAAGTTTTGCCTCGTCTTTAGCTGAAACATTTCCAAAATATGGCCAAGATTTTAGACAGGTTACCTTCATTCCCTTTTTGAGTCCATTATCTATAGATAAATATTTATAATGGTACCATTTTTTATGTTTTTTTACTTGAACCCAACATAAAAGAGGATGATTACTAGTACAGTCTATTTCTCTACCATCGTTTAGTTTAATTCTGTAGACTGGTTTAATTCCATTAGAAAATTTATTTATAACTTTCTGTTGAATTGGTTGAGCATCGTCGTCTCGAGATACAATAGTATCCCCAACTTCAATATCAGATAGTTTTTTAATTTTACCATCATATAATAAAATTGGAGAATAACTCGGAAGACATCTTCTACCAAATCTTAAAATTATCCTTCTATTAGTTCTTGACTTTTCGAGAACTTCTCTCTGATAAGACCTTAACACTAAAGGAAGGTCCTTGTCAGCAGGGTTCCTAAGAAATGTCTCAACCCATCGACGAGGATTTGATAAAATCTCTATTAAATTTTTAATCTCATTCATAATTACATGTTGTGGTAATAAGAAGCTTCAGAACCCATCATACTACGACCATTGATACTGGCATCCGACATTGCCTGAAGAGCTCTTTGACGTTCTGTATAAGCCCCTTGGGACATATAACTTAGAGCTAACTGACCACCCATCTCTGGCATAAATCTTTCGTTATAACGAGTAAGAGTATTTTCTACAGACCCTATCATGGCTTTTCCTATGGGTACTCCAATAGTCTGGGTAATATCCCACATTAAAGACGCCATACCAATGATAGAAGCACCTTTACCAATTCTGGTGCCCCATTTAATAGCATTTCCAAATCTTCCTAGTTTTCTTAGTTTATTAAGATTGTTAATCTTACCGATATTTTCTTTATACATTTTTGTCAGAGTTCGAAGATGAAATTCTTCGGTACCAATCTTGGTTCTTATCTTCGTAACACCAAATACACTACTTGCCAAATCTTCTTCTGAACCAGTCCTTGAAAAAATATCAGTTAATGCCCAGGAAGTTCTTCTTCCATGTCCTTGTTTTCTTAACATTCTATAGAATCTGTCTTTTTCTGTGGTTAATTTGGCGGCCGAAGACATCCTTCTTCCACCAATAAAACCACTACCACCATAAGATTCGGATAAATTTTTAAAGGCTTTAATGGGATGACCTTTTTTAAGATTAACCCATGCCCTCCTATTTAAAAAGTCTCTATCTACTGGACCCTTCCTAAAACCAAAAGGAATTTTCATCCCTTTCCTAAGGTTCCAAGAACCTGGATACATGGTATAATAAGACCATGTAAGACTGACAGGATTGGCTAAAGATGCAACAGCAGACCCAAGACTTCTTGGTTTTTCTTCGACGGAACCATAGGGGTCGGTTTCATTATACATATATTATCTTCCGTGACGACTTCTTGAAAGAGCATTAGATAACCCGGTGGTAGAACCATACTGTAACATACTATTAGAACCAGAGGCTAATCCTACTCTTGAGTTTAACATCATATTTCTACTATAACGAGTATCTTGTAGGTAACGTTGGAATACAATATCTCTACTCTGCTGGGTGGCCCCACGCATCATTCCAACACCTATCATGCTCACTGAACCCAAGGTTAATATTCCGGCGTAGGTACTTTTTCTTGCTATAGATGCTATGGTTGGTGATCCAAGAGATAGGGTACGACCAATACCTCTTCCAACTTTTTTACGAAAATTATTTGCGACCCTTAATTTTGAGACAGTACTTCTTCCTCCGCTATACAAAGCCCCACCAAGCCATGTAGCACCTTGCATCATTCCTTTTCCAGTCTTAATATAAGTTCCAAGAGTTAATTTTACCGTACTATTATTCATTGTATTTCTAAAGAAACTTCTACTCTTAGAAAAACCAGACTTAAAGGTTGTAGTACCCTCACTGGCTAGTCTTTTACCTAAACTTAAGGATGTCTTAATGGTTTCTTTTAGCATTATGCAACTCCATAGACGTTATGTCTGATAGCATGGTTTGAGGCAAAGAGGGCTGGGTGCGAATTAATAATAGATGCGACGGTCTTAATCCTCGCCCTTCTTACTGTAGAATAGTATGGTGTTATTATCTTAGAGGCGGTCTTTAATAGATTAACAGGAGAACCAAAGTCCGTGTTAGAATCTTTTATAACATCATACCCTCTCTCATATTCGGCGGGAATATCCGGATTAGGATTTATAGAATGTAAAAATTTAGTCCTTGCCCAGTTAAAACCTATGATTCCCAGAGCGGCCACTCCTCCATACCTGGCCCATCGAGGAAATTTTTTATAGTTCATTAACCATTCGGTGCTGGGAGAACTCAATTTATGTTGAAAATAAGTAAGAGTATCTTTACCTATAGTTGTAAATTCTTTGGCTGTAAGTTTAAGATAATATGCTATATTTTTCTGACTTTTATCAACCACAGTATGGAGTTCTGTCTTCTTGGCCTCTTCGGTTATTATTCTATGTGCGGCGTGGGCTGTCTTGGTGTGTTCTGTTGTAATTTCTTTATACTTCTGTTGTTCAATCTTATTGAGGTGTTTTTTGACTGAATGTTTTAGACTTTTAGTTGTATTTCTGACTTCTTTGGATTGTCTTATTTCGAGATAGTTTTGAAATATCCTTGCCTGTGGTGAATTTGCCAGACCAGGAGATAACCTCATTCCATTCCTTAGAATGGAACTATTCTCCCTTGTCTTCGTCCAACTTTTGTTCGATTTCATTCTGTCCTTGGGCTTGTCTTAGTAGTTTATCTAATAATGAACTATCAGATTCCATACCATATTTCTTCTTGGCTCTCCGAGTGGCTACAAAGGTATCTATGATACTATGTTTAATCCTCTTAAGTTCAAATTTGGCTTCTACTACTGGGTTTATTTCTTCTCTGGTAGATGAACTATGACCCGCTGTAGTAACTACTGTCTGTGTCAAAGCCATATTTCTTAAGGCTCCGGAGGCCCTCATGTCTAACAACTTGGAGTCTATCAAATCCCATAACATCTCCATCTCGATAGTATTAGTGGGTTCTATATTAAGTGATGCAATGACGTCACATTCAAGTTCCATGGCGATTTTTTTTTCGATAGGGCAGGATGCTCCTATAGGAGCCAAATCATTTTTTAATAATATACAAACATCTTTATAAGGACAGGTAGTAGAATTACAACACATTACTAAAGAATTACTTGAATGGACTGACTTTAAATTTTTATCAAAGAATTTTATTACGTTGGATAGTTTAGACTTATTAGTTACTAATTTATCTAACTGGTCTTCAGGATAGACGAGTAATAACGATTTTAATCCTGGATTTTCATCCTTGAGAACATCCAGGTGAGTTTCGGTGGAAATATCTCTTAGGTCCATTAGAGTCCTTTATTCTTATGTTTTTAAACTATAACCAGTTTCTGGTCTACTGGGATGGCACCATAAAACTTCAGACAGTCATCTAAAGCAAAGTCTGCGATCTCTTCTATTTTCTCTAATTCAAGACTATCGTCATTTTTTTTGTTATAGATAGCAACGGATGTCGCACCATTGACCGGCCATTTTTTAACTTGCAACACTTTTGTAGTGTTGATATAAATATCACTCATTATTAGGACTCCATAACCTTAATTTGTGGGTGGTTGGTTTAAGGTTAAATTTTTCTATTATTTTAAGAAACTTCTTTTCGTCTAAATATGAACACACGGGAAACATAACTTTTCCATCATTTATAGCATACATATCCAGCCGGTAGGTTTTTTCTCCATGAAAAAACACCTGGACGAAAACAGTGTCCGACTCCCATGCAGTATATTTTTTAAGATCCTCTTTCTCTTCCACATTATTATTCTATTGTGCTTCTTGAATTTCTACCAAGATATCTGACATGGTTTTCTGAAGTTGTTTATTAGTTATCTTGATAGTATCTATATTGGTGTATATACCTTTCAGTTTCACTATCTCTTCTGTATTGGATTTTAGACTAATATCTATTCCTGAGACCCAACCTCCGATGGCGAAGGCACTGACTACTATACCCAAAGCACCTAAGGCGATACCTCTCCAGAACCAGTCCTTAGATATGAATTTTTTAGAACAACGTTCTTCTTGTGTTGAATCTTCTTTACTCATTATTTCTCCGTTGTATTCTGAATTAACTTAGTGCCGAAACTAAGTCCTAAAGTACCACTATATAATATCCAGACACTGTTAGGTACCTCTATCAGTACCTTAGTAATAATACATAAATAACCCCAGGTACCAAATACCAGTATAGTACTTAATATCGCTATAAACACCATAATGAACCTTAAAGAAGATACATTACTGTCAGTTTCAAACATAGACCTAAGAAATTTTAACATCTTTATTTAAACCGTCTTGGGGTATTCATCTGGACGTTGGGACGGCCAGTATTAGCTTCAAGATAACCAGTCTGGTCACCATAGTATATATAATGTATATATGTAGAATAATCACTATTAAATCCACTGGTGGTTACTACTACATCTTCATTTACCGTATATCTTAATTCTGGAGAAGCATCACTATGAAATAGATAGGCTCCTGTGGTAGATCCGCTGATGGTAACAAGAGGGTTTGCTGTATCGAGGTCAGGTAGTGGCAAATCAATTTCTATATTTTTAACAACAATACCAAAATCCTTGGGTGGAGTTAAGGTATTAGAAGTGCTACCAGTTATAACTAAATTTTCCATTTTTCTACTCCTTTAATATCTTATTAATAACATAATCTTCAAATAGAGGTTCGGTGTATTTGAATAGGGTGAGTTTAAACTTAACGAGTTTAGCCAATCTTACTTTTTCAACATCACGTTCTTTTTGGGCCAGAAAATCTTCCCTATCTTGATGAAAAAACGAACTAAATCTATAATGTTGTTTTCCTTGGTATTCTATCAGAGTTTTTTGGGATTTGATAAATATATCGTATTCGTATAAAATTCCTTTATTACTTAAGGCCCAGATAGGTCTAAAACTCGTAATAATATCCTTAGGACCAAAATAGCGTTCTAATATTTTAATGAGTTTAGTTTCATGTTGGTGATACTTATCTTGACTATATCTGGAACCAAAATTCCTCTTTTTACGTCTAAAACCAAGAATACTTTCATCCCATAGATATTCTTTTGAATGTCTCTGACATAGAAGGTCTTTATCGGCCGGGAAGGGACATAATAGGCAGTTCATAAATATAGTATAGTTATCTTAATTAAGAAAGCCCTTAGAGTTAAATCCAAGGGCTTATACTAAAACTATCGATTACTTACTTTTCTTTTTCCTCTTTTTACATGCCATTCAATTCTCCTATTCTAGTTTGAGACCAATATCTGCCGCCTTATCTTTCAATGATATTTCAGACCGGCTAAGAAGTATCTGTTTATCGATACAAGGTATCTTATTATCTTCGCAATGTTTAACAATCTTGTCGACTAAATTAACTATATTTGCGTCGATTTCAGTACCTATATATCTTGTAACGGAATCGTTACTGGTGACCTTCTTACCGATGGTAGTGGGATATTCCGTACCATCTCCAGACAAGGTTACTCGTTTTAGTTGCCCATTATCGACCATACCATAAGAGACATTAGCATATCCAGGAATGACGTCTCCAGAATATTTAGATTTAAAAGGAGCCGAGGCATAGAATGAAATGTCTACTATCTTTTCATTCTTCGTTAAATCTTTTCCATCCACGACCAGTTTTGTACCCTGAGGAGTACCGTTGGTTGTAATACTTATATCTGCCATTGTATTTCCTTCCGATTTTTCTACCGTGTGATAAACCCATATACATTACCTCTCCTATACTCAGACTTAGTAATTTAAATCCTGCGCATTTTATTAAGGTATGTATTAACATGACTGTCTTTCTAATAGTTTAGTGCAATAAATACTTCTCGTAGAGTTCCATTGAATGATTTGCAAGATCGGCCAAAAGTCGGGTAGTACACTTTCTTCTTATCATATCTTTAATACCACAGAATATATCATTAGGACCTATAGGAACTCCTTGTTTAACATGACAAAATTTACCAGTAAGTTTAAAAAAGAACTCTGGAGGCAACCACTGGGCTACGTCTTTCCTGATATAAAATCTATGGGTATCAGGAACTCTTTTGTTATAAGAGTCTACAAAGGCCTTATTACCCACCATTAGAGAACCCATGGTATAACAAGAGATTAGAGGGGTAATATTATATTGAATATCTACGGCACATAACGTAGCCAGACCACCACCTAAAGAATGACCAATAATCTTATATCTATTTATTCTATAGTTATTTTGTCTTACAAATTCCATAATTCTGGGTCGAACAGACTTATAGGCTGCAATTAATCCTTGATGGACCCGTATTTTACTATCACTATTATCATAAGGTACGACCTGTTGGAAGGCATTAATATCAGTCATCCAGTCTCGAAGTTTCTTCTCAGTGCCCCTAAAGGTTATATACATTACATTGTCTTTTATAAGATAGAAACATTGAGTGTCTGTCTCCTTATTTTCAACAAAAGTAATATCTGATGCTATGTGACAATAACAACTTTCAAGGTCTTCCTGGTTAAGACTTGTATCTTTAATTAACTCAATATAAAATTTTAAATCCATTAACACCCCTTTCCTTTTTAACCATTCATTCATCTTCCAGTACTTCCAAATCCCACTGGACCCCGTTCTGAGGCTGGCAGGGTTTCTACTACTTTAATCTCAGGAAGTTCAACTTTGGCCACTACTAACTGGGCTATTCTATCACCTATCTTTATCTTCTGGGTCATTCCTGAGTTGTTTTGTAATATGACACAAATTGTGTTTCTATACCCTTCATTGCAAGTACCTGGAGAATTTAGGACTGAAAGACCCTGGTTTAGTGCAAGACCACTCCTGGAACGAATTTGTATCTCATAACCCTTTCCTACGGTGGCCATTATGCCAGTATCTATGAGAACTCTCTCTTGAGAACCTATGGGAAGACGACCATCAAGATTATCTATCATGCGATCCTTTATATATTTTTCGTCTCGCTTACGTTCATAGTTGGTACCTCCACGTTCCCAGAACTCTTTAAAGTTTATAGCATACAAATCAAATCCGCTGTCGGTATCATATGCTTTAGTAGGGACTACAGCCTTTTGGTCTACCTTTTGAATTAATAACTCCACACGAACCTCCTCTTTTAGTTTCTTATAATATAAAACTTTTTTACTATAAAAGTCAAGGTATTCTATAGCTTTCAGACCTCGCCAACCAACCGTCGAGATAGGGTTGGTACCTCTTGGATTTAGCCAACTTACGATAGAACTCGTTCCTTAGGTCACAGTAGGTATTTACAAATTTTTTTGGGTCTATCTTATTAATGTTACTAATGGTCTGAGGTCCCATCTTTCCATCTATTGTTAGAGATATAAAATCCAGGGCAAGGACCCTCTGAGATATCCAGACGGCCTTAAAACGTCCACTATTAACGGCAAAATCAAAGATAACATCGACAGGATCTTGAAAAATAATCTTATCTAACTGGAGTGGTTCCCAGTAATCTTTTTGATATATAACCACAGCCTCTTCCAGTGTCAGAGATTTTATATCTAAGGATGGGTAAGATTTTGTTGAGATGCCCCACTTAGTAACACCTCCGGTATCAGTAGTTACCTTACCTTCAAGTTTAGAGTCTTCATGTTTTAATGTTCTTTGGATAGAAATCTCAGGAGATACCATAGTTATTCCTTACAGTTATAGATTATATTTTGTCTATCTACCAGGTGCATTTTAATGATATACGGAGATCTGTCCTCCATCCACAGTCCACTAATATTGTTCTTAGAATAAAATCCAAATCTATATATTTTATTAGGTGAAATTGAGGTACAGTTCGATCCTATCGAAGCCACAATATATTGGTCGTGACCCATAGCAGTCCTTTTAAATATACTTATATCACAACCTTTATTATAAATATAAGATCCTTTATCAAACATATTTTTTATAGAATCAGAACAAAATATAGGACATAGTTGTAATGGTATAATATTAAAACAATAGTTTTCCCCAGGATGATATCTTAAAAATTCAATCTTTTCCTTATTAAGTTCAGAGTTAACTGAAGACATTAAATCGGGGATCTGAGCCGTAATATTAAAGATAAGTAAAAGTATAGTTATTATAGTTTTCATAAACCCCCTCGTTCGTTACCTAAA